GAATATATAATAAATAAAATTTTATTGAAGGAATAATAATTTATGAGTAATATTATTTTACCACCTAACGAAAAAAAAAACAAAGACATAACTCCTAAACGATTCTTTATTTGGGGCGATGCTATGAGTGGCAAAACGTTTTTAGCAAGTGGATTCGAAAGCCCTATTTTAATAAGCACGGACGGTAACGCTAGTAAAGTTGAAACCCCTAGCGTTAACGTCGAAAATTGGGAAACTTTTGTTAAAGTTATTAACGAATTAACTATATCTAACCATACTTTTAAAACTGTTATTATTGACATTGTTGACGACATTAAGCTATTTTTAGAACGTTACATTTGTGAAAAACACAAAATAAAAAACTTATCAGATGCACCATTTGGTAAAGCGTTTTATGATGTTAGACATTTTTGGCAATCACTAATTACGCAACTAAGTCAATTAAATTTAAATATAATTTTTATATCTTATGTAACTGAAACACAAAGCGAAACTAACCCTAATATTACAACTGAAATCCCTAGCTTAGAAAGAAAATTTTATAATATAACTGTTGGACGTTGTGATATATCAATTAAATG